CAACGGCACGAACATCTACATGATGCTCACCGACGTCAAGTGCCGGGCCCTGGAAAGCTGGCTCAAGGACATCATGCTGCCGGCGGGAGAGAAGCCCTACAGCATCGAGCCTACCCCGATTCCCGACATCCCCCCGCAGCTGGTCCAGAAGGCGCAGCAGGCCTTCGTCCAGGACTACATGGCCCGCGTCGCCGTCCAGGCCGGAATGGACCCGACACAGGTCACGGCCGACATGATCACCGAGGACGACTTCCGGCAGGCAGCTGAGCAGTTCAAGGACGAGCTGCTGAAGCAGGTAAGAGCGCAGGCCAAAAAGGACGCCGACGCCATAGAGGACAGCGTAGACGACGAACTCGTCGAGGGCAAATGGTATGAAGCCCTGTCGGAATTCATTGAGGATTTCGCCACATACCCCACAGCCTTCATGGAAGGTCCCATCTATCGCCGGCGTCAGGTACTCGCCTGGGAGCCCATCCCGAACTCCATGCTTTCCCGCATCACGGTCACGGACAAGATCGTCAAGGAATACGAGCGCGTAGATTTCTTCGACGTCTACCCGTCGCCCGGCGCCCGGACGATTCAGGACGGGGATCTGTGCATCCGGAAGCGCTACACCCGCCGGGACCTCGAGGCCCTGCGCGGCGTCGAGGGATATGACAGCGACGCCATCGATCAGATCCTCAAGCAGTATGCCAACGGATACCGGGAGTGGGTGGCCTACGACACGGAGATCGCCGACCTGCACGACCGGCCCAACGAGATGCAGGACCCCGAGGGGCACATCGACGGCATCAAGTTCTTCGGCTCCGTTCAGGGGTTCATGCTCCGGGAGTGGGGGATGGAGGCCGCGGGCGTGCCGGATCCCTACCGGGAATATCCCGTTATCGCGCACTTGGTCGGCTCCTACGTCTTCGGGGCCCGCCTGAACCCTCACCCCCTCGGTCGGCGCAACATCTACTCGGCCTCTTTCCGCCACAAGAACGGCTCGGTGTGGGGCAAGGGGCCCCCCGAGGTCATGCGGGACGTGCAGAATATCTGCAACTCCGCAGCCCGGGCGATCTGCAACAACGCGGCCGTGGCATCGGGCCCCCAGGTTTGGCAGCTCGTCGACCTCATCCCGGCCGAGTGCGACCGGACGAACATCTACCCCTGGAAGATTTGGGAATTCTCGTCGGAGAAGATCAAGTCGGCCTCGCAGAAGCCCATGGACTTCTTCCAGCCGCAGCTCATCGTCGATCAACTCCTGAAAATCTACGACTATTTCTTCCAGCAGGGCTCCGAGGTTACGGGGATTCCGGCCTACATCTACGGCAACGAGAAGGTCGGCGGGGCAGGGGCTACGGCCTCCGGCCTCTCCATGCTGATGAACGCGGCGGCAAAGGGCCTCCGCAACGCGGCCGGCAACATCGACCGTGGCGTGATTTCCCCATCCGTCGAGGAACACTGGCTTACGATCATGCTGACGAGCCCTGAGCAAGCCCGCGGCGATTGCCGGGTGAAGGCCCGGGCCTCTGAATACCTCATCCAGCAGGAACAGCTTCAGATCCGCCGCAAGGAATTCCTGGATTCGACGGCCAACCCCATCGACATGCAGATCATCGGCATCGACGGCCGCTCGGAGCTGCTTCGGGAAAACGCGAAGTCTCTCAAGATGGACCCGGAAAAGATCGTTCCTCGCCGGGAGGACATGATCGCCAATCAGGTCCAGCAGCAGGTTCAGCAGATCGTGATGAAGCTCTCGGCGGCCCTCGGAGTGGCGCCGGAGCAACTCGTAGCGGCCATTCAGGCGCCAGCACCGGGAGGTCCTGCCGGGGGCCCCCCGAATCCGGAGAAGCCGCAGGAGCTCGGGCCGGACGGGCAGCCCATGGCCGGAAAAGACGTCAGGCAGTTCAACCAGTAGGAGGTTGTAACGATGGACATGAATAAGAAAACATACGCCGATAACCTCACGATTGACGAGATCGCTTCCAACGACCTCGAGATGACGAAGGAGGCCATCAAGAAGGCCAAGAAGTACAACTTCGGCAAGGACATGAAGAAGGCCGTGGCGTTCATCAAGCTGTGCCTCGGGCGGACCCTGGTGAGCCTCGGCCTGCCGCACCCCCAGCCGCCCCCGAACGTCAATTCCTACGAGGCGAGGATCCGGCACGCGGCCAAGATCGACAAGGCCATGAGGGAAAAGCAGGTCAAGGTCGAGCATCGCAACAAGTACCGGGGCAACGATATGTGGCGCTGCGGGCTCTACGTCTATCAGCGAGACGAGCTCGTGACGTTCATCTCCGACGTCCTGACGCAGCGCAGCACGGAGTTCGACCCCATCGCGCAGAAGATCGGCCGTGAGGAAATCGGGTTCATCGTCATCACGAACGCGAACCTCGAGGACACGAAGAAAATCTTCCTCGTACCGGGGTTTGCGAAGGGGAATTAGGAGGTTCAGTCATGGCAGTACAGCGCGGAATCATCGACAAGGCCGCGGATCAGTGTGTAAGGGCGATTATCTACGGCGGGGCCATCAAGGCGACGAAATACATCAGCGAGAAACTGACGGTGAAGGCGACCCGGAAGCTCTACGGGAAGAAGCGGCGGCCGAGCCAGAAGTCCCTTGAGGTTATCCTGACTGCCGGCAAGCCGAACTACGAGGAACGCGCTTTCATCAAGAAGCTCGGCAAGGCCGGCGAGCCCTTTCCGGTGAAGAAAGTCCAGATGAAGATGCCGAAGTGAGGAGGTGCCAGATGCTAACGGTTGGCGATCTGAAAAGGAAGCTGAACGGACTTCACGATGATCTTCCCGTTTTTGTCGCTGGGCATTATGGAGGGTATGAACAGGTCACAGAGCTTCACGTCGGGAAGCTGTGCTTTCAAGCCTGCCATGCGGAATCGGCTCCGTGGGAAGTCGTCGGAAAGGCCAAGAAAGAACACGAAGAACACGGGAGTATAAAGGCTGCCCTGATCGAATACTGAGGTCCACTAATGCTCTACGTCCCGACCCACGACAACGCCGTCACACTCCGGGTGCTCGCCTCGGTCTCGAGGTTCTTCGTGCTCCCGGAGACCATGGGCATGCGGGATTGGCTCAGGGACGAGCTCAGGCGCCTCGACGAGGCCAACCGAATCGAGATGGACCCGGACGTCTTCCGGCAGCGGCAGGGGGCCTGCCAGGTCCTCCAGGCGCTTTTCAGAATCGCCGACGAGGCAGACCGGACGATCGACAAGATACGCGCAAATCAACGCAAACCGTAGTGGGAGTAGGCCGCACGCTCATTCTCCCCTAAATTTAGCGGTTCAGGAGCAACACAATGAGGTATGAGGATTTTTCCTGCGAGAAACTGACGGTCGGGCAGATTTTCAACAAGTACGGAAACCAGATCACCCCCGGCTGCAATCCCTCCGGCGGCCTCGACTACTACGTCGACGGTAACAAGACGGTCAACGGGCCGGACGGCCTGAGCTGGGGTCGGGCGTTCAACACCCTGGCCACGGCAATTGCCGCGAGCGACATCTCTATCGCGGCAACGCGCAACCGCTGGTGGGCCCGGCGCAACCGGATCTTCGTCGTTGGCGACGCTCTCTCCGAGAACCTCGTCAAATTTCCGACCAAGTGTGACGTGATCGGCGTCGGGTCATATGACGGGTTCACCCGGGCTGGCCTCTCCGGACGGCACCTCCCGGTCGGCGAGTCCTACGGGACGCGGTTCTTCAACATCCACTTCAAGGCCGTGGCTCACGCCTCCCCGATCATCACCCTCACCAACGCGGCGTCCGGCCCGCAATTCCACGGGTGCGCGTTTGACGGGACCCTCGGCACCATGACGAGCGCGATCCTTTCGACGGCGTGCCCGTTCCTGCTCGTGGACGATTGCGATTTCATGGGGACCTTCGTCACGTCCTACATCAGCTTTGGCGCAGGCGAGGCGGGCGGTACCCGGATCACGAACAACCGCATGCTCGGGACCGCAGCCAAGGGCATCGTTGCGGCCTCTACCACCACGGCCTCGTGGATGCCGCTCATCGCGGGCAACATCATCCGGGCGACGGGCCAGTGGGTCGACGACGACGCCGACATCTTCCACGTCATCAACAACCGCGCCATCACCGACATCGACTGCGCGACCTACACGGCCGGCTTCGACATGAACCTGCTGCTGGCTTCCGGCAACCTGCAGACCGGCAGCAACGCGGGCGACCACGACAGTGTCCCGCATGTTCTCTTTGCGTAACTGACGGATAGCACCCCGGCGGAGACCACACACGGCCCGCCGGGGACTAAATAAAAATGGGGAGACGCCACAGGCAGCCCCCGAAAAGGAGTGAATCATGGCAATTCCAGCGCAAGTTCAGGCTCAGGGCGATCGAGCGGACGAGCTCCTGAAGAAAGTACAGGCCTCCCCGGAGACACCTGCACAGGGCGACCCCTCGAAACCTGAAGACCGGGACAAAGGCAAGCCCGCCCCCCAGGCGGAGACTGTGGACAGTCTGAAGGCGCTGCTGGCCGAAACCCAGCAGAAACTTGCGACATTGCAGGGAAAGTACAACAGCGAGATTCAGGCGCTCAAGGACGACGTCAACCTCCTGACCAACCTCAAGAATCAGGTCCGCACCCTCACCGGCCAGGTCCAGGATGCCAACGGCAAACTGAACGAGGCCAACAGGCTCATCGGCGACCTGCAGAAGCAGATCACCGAGAAACCGGCGGTTCCGGCAGACGACGGGAAATCCGCCCTGTCCTCGCTCTCCGAGGACGACCTGGAATATCTGAGGGGCGAGGGGTTTGACGACAAGACCCTCGGGATCCTCATCAAGGCCCTCTCGAAGAAAGATCAGGCGAAACCTGCACAGAACCAGGACGAAATCGCCGAGATCCGGAAGGAGCTCGAGACGAAGAAGGTCAAAGAGTTCTGGAAGGAAATCAACGATAAGGTGCCGGATTGGGAGCCCATCAACGGGAGCGACCCCTTCAACGATTGGCTGGATCTGCGGCTGCCGTACAGCAACGAGACCCGGCGTGACCGCCTCCAGGCGGCACAGAAGGAATCGGACTACGCGACGGCCATCCAGATCTTCAACGACTTCAAGCGCGAGAATCCCGCTGCAGCAACGCATAAACCGGAGCACCGGATCGACCCTGCCAAGCAGATCGAGCCGGCCAGCTCCGTTGTCCATCAGCCCCCGGCGGACGGGAAACCGGCACCCGCAGGGAAAATCTACACGCGGCAAGAGGTTCGAGAATTTTACGCGGAACTCTCCAAGGCGGCGGCCAAAGGGAATGTCACGGACGAGATGAAGAAGAAGGACGCGGACATCATTAAGGCCAACACGGAGGGGAGGATCCAAGGATGAAAATAAAGGAGAAAGGACATGGCTGGTTATCCAGTAGCGGCAGGGTTGACGACCCATAGCGGTACCTATACGCCTAACCTGTAATTTTGGGCGTGTAAAACCGCCTCTGAAAAACTGGAACCGGACTTCGGGTGCCGGAACCAGAGGGAACAGCCAAAAAACGACACGCGCAGTTCAGGACACCACCTATGAAGCGCCTCAGTTGGAAGTACATAGCAGGGCTTGTTGATGGAGAAGGATGTATCGACGCAAATCTGTTTCGTGACAAGCGATATGAGCATTTGCCTCTTTACATCAGACCGAGGATCAGAGTGACCATGGTAGAAAGCTGCCGCTTCATACTTGAAATGCTCAAAACGAATCACGGGGGAACCCTTGACATTCGAAAGAGCGATAACCCGAAGTGGCAAAGCGCGTGTACCTGGACTCTTGAAGGATCAAGACTTCGGCCTTTTCTCCAGAATATCGCCAAACACCTGTATATCAAAAGAGAGCAGGCGTTACTGGCGATATGGATACAAGATCATCTGAGACGGAAGGGCATGCAGTTTGCGGAGACCCCCAAACAGTGCGCCTGCCAAGAGATGAAAGCTATGAAAGCTGACCCGCAACGACTAAGTGAGGCGGCAATTCGCAAGATCGTACAGTGCGACGGGTATTCATTTTGGTCTTCTGTGAGTGACTCATGCAAAGGCTGCGGCACGACAGAGGAACCCCACGAGGCAAAAGGATACTGCCAACGCTGTTACGATCGGATTCGAAATGCGAATTGATGCGATAGTCTGGCTATTCTGCGGAATAGTGGGAAATTTGGGCCGGAAAAACTCTGGTTAAGTTCTACACGGCTACCGTGTTCGCCGCGATCTGCAACACGGATTATGAAGGTTGATCAAATGATGTTGCCTTCGTTAAACGCCTCAAATTGCGGGAAACTCCTTAGAGCCGAGGATACGACACCGGCCAGTAATGGACCGGAAGAACGTAAAAACGCCTCGGATTGGACAATCCGCAGCCAAGGGACCGGGAAACCGGTTCAAGGTTCAACGACTACGAGAAGTAGCCTAATCCTTCGTGGTATGGCGAACCTCGCACGAACGGGGCGGATCATTGCTCTTGCGTTTGCGCTTATCTGGACCTCTTCCCTTCTTCCCTGTGTGGTGAAGGCGGACGTGGTCAACATCCGACATGACAACAAGGTTCTCAATTCGGTTGTCTCCCTTGAATCCGTTGACGTGATGAACAACCTCCGTGGTGGCGAGCAATCTTCCGAGATGCTTCTCCATCACAAGGCGATGTTCGGGAACGTACCCCTTCTTGTTACGGCAGGGATGATCGGGAGAATAGATCAGGACATAACCGTTATGTTTGGCCTTTCCGGGATGGTAAGGGTCAAAAGGCTTAATCCCGAGAGATTTGCAGATTTGGCCTATTCTTGTTCCGGAAACGCCGAGTGCGGAAGAAATCTCTTTGATGGTCTTGAATTCTTTCGCCATGCGCCTTACCAATTCCTGATCGACGGATACCCGGCGCTTACGCGGTATGCCGAGAGATTTCATGTAAACAAGGACGAGCTTCTTGCTGACGCCGTGCTTATCGGCGACGGCCTGGAGGGTTCCGAGAGTTCGATAATCTTCTTCAAGAATCTCCTTGGAAACATAGAATTTCTTCTCAGCCATAACGTGTCTCCTCGTTT